TATTTAGCCCAATTAGAAAGAATCGTGGCGTATGTAAAACGTATTTGTATCCGGGCCAGCTGTTATTATCTTGCCGTCTAGCACTGCTGTTTCAGTTAGGCCTGTTACCGCAGTGTTACCTGCTGAATCAGTGGCCAATGTTTCTTCGGTCATTTGGCCAACACGTTCAGCAATCCACTTTAAACACCAGACACGTTGTATACCAATAATATTTTCACCGAACAGACCATTTGCAACATCCTGTTGGTCAATGCAATCAACTCCTGCTAGTAAGGGCTGTCCACGACTTGCAATAATATTCATAAGTGTTGCAAGATTGCTACGACTATTGTTGCAAGATGGTCCAATATCGTACAACGTCCAGGCCGTAAAGAACTCTGGGTCAGCGCCCATGTGTGCCCCGGGAATCATCCAGGATTTTTTATCTTCTCTTTTTTGCATTATCTTACTGAGTGTAAAGCTCGTCCTAGTGCGTATCCAGCAAGTCCAGCAGCGCCAACTTTAGCAACACTTTTCAGAAAGCTGTCACTTGAACGAGAACCAGCAATGGCACCTGCACCTAATGCGGCAAGTTCTGCATTTGCTGTATCTGTGATTTCGTATCCCTTGTTTCTAGTTAACACATCTAACACTGGTAATAACTCACTACGCTTGCCTCTTAGGCGATAGTACTGTAGTAAGCGAGTAGCGCACAATTCACGTTGTTGAGTTGAAAGGTTTTCCCAATCAGTAATCAATCTACGCAAACTTTTGTAATTGCTAACATCAATGTCCATCTGGCCCTCCAATCTATACATTAGTCTAATGGCTGTTACCCGGTCTAATGTGCCATTGGCAATTCCACTTAGGAACTGCTTTACTAATTTACCATTGATGCGAAGCTTTTTGGCTAATACTAAATTCTGGTCATGTGCTTTAAGCTGCTTTGCTGTTACGCTTAGTGGATTCAATAAAATATGCAGACCTTGGTACAAGTCAGTGCCACTGATTCTTGGGGCAGTAAAGTTGCCAAATGCCAATGTGCGCTGTGCATAATCTTTGGCAAATGGTGCCGTTTCAAATTCTTTGCTTAACATGTAAAGAGTCAGTATGTTTAAGAATACACTGTCTACTGTGTCACGCAATGTCAACTGGCCAAGATGNGTATTACGAAACATCTTGCTTTCGTTACAGTTTTCAAGGATAAAGCTAAAGCTGTTGTCTTGGNTATCTTCCATTTTACTTGTCCTTCATNAACACAGGACGATTAACTAATTTAATCTTNCCGTGNGGAGTAGCTGCAACAAAGCCTTCGTGGCCTGCACCTGTTTGTACACTGCTTGCATCTGCTGCAACATGTTTGTCTAACTGATCTTTAATTTTATGCTTGATAACAGTAAGACCAGCAACAATGTCCCAGGCTGTTTGAAATGGTGCCTTAAACTGATTGATGTGTGCTTCAACGTTGGCTTGCTTGTTAGCACTCAAGCCGCTTGGCCCCTTTAACCAGGCCATAAACTCGTTTGCAACTGCTTTGCCGTTTGTGATTTCTTGCCCACTACGTGCTTTGAAGTTGACAAAACTTTTGAAAATTTCTGGCAAGTTGGAAATCTTTAATGCTCCAATGGCAAATGGATCTAACATATCATCAATCTGAGCTGCTGCTGGACTATTAATAAGTGCTTGTACTTTCTTAATTTCGGCCGCTGGTAATTTAACTGTGTGTTCTTGTGTTAAATTAGTTGATGGCCCAAACACTACCAGGCCGGGTACAGATTTAATACCCACTGAGTCTGGTGTTGTTGGTGTTGGTTCGGCTGCGGCAGAGGCCGCTTCGTCGGCTGATTCGTATACGCCATGTATTGCAACACCAGCCTGGCTCCTAACAATCTTTTTACCAATTTCGCTAGTCTTGTCAATGTTATATGGTATTTTGTTTGGTTGGAAGTTTACTGTGTCATCGTCAATGGTCAAATCTTGTGCTTTCATCCAAAGCATGTCGCCTTGAAACATCTTGCCTGCTGTTTTAACAGGTGTAGCACGTTTTAGCAAATCATACATACCACCAAAGTGTGCAGCATATTCAGCACGACCTGCTTGATCTGGACGACGGTTATAGATCATTGCAGACACTTCTTCAGCACTGGTTGGACGACCATCATACTTCTTGGCACCAATGCCGGCTTTGTCTGTTACAATGAATGTATTCTTGTCTAGCCAGCCAAAGATAACTGCTGGACTACCATCCCATTTGATACTTGTTGTTTCAGCGTGTGATTCTGCTGTGTGCATTAACGCAGATAACGCACGTTGGGCACCTTCAACACCGTTCTCATCAAACATGATATCTTCAGGGTGATCAATACGAGCCTTGGCTTCGTTTAGCTTGCGCTTGTGATTTTGTGTTACTTCAAATATTTTCATGCTGTTCTATCGTATGCTGCTCGAGCAGTGTCATAAATTCGTTTCATATCGGGACCTGATAGTCCTGGATTGGCTGTCAATGCTTGACGCACTGCATCTTCACCGGCAGTGTGCGAATCTTCTAATGCTGCAAATTCTGGATTGTCTTCTGGTGCTTCTCCAGCAGGTGGAATTGTTTCACCAGCAGGTGCAGGTGCTGTAGCAGCCGCTTCAAAATTCATTTTCTTAATTGCAGAATGTACGCTTCTTGCCCACTCATTGTAAACTTCAGACGACTTTACTCTTGGTGGCTGATCCGCAACTGCAATTTTCAGCCAGGCGAGAAGCTGTGCTTGAATCAATGGTATAGCCTTGGCAACCACTGCACTAACTGCGGCAGGCGGTACGTCTGGACTATGGCTTGACAGCAATCTTGTCAATTTCTGCGGACTTACCAATTCTGGTGGGCTATCTATTGCTGCTTGTATCTGCTCTGTGGTCAAATTCAAATAAGCCTTATGAATTCCAGTTTGTCCAGTTACCATATTAAGCAACACTAATTGTTCCAAGTTGTCAGCCAAGTCTTGATTTGGATTTAATGATTTGAGATCTGGGCTAGCTTGCATAAACAACACTTTATTAAGGGCNGCCGATGCTGTCTTAAAGTCTTCAAGTGCGTTAGGATCAACTTCAGCAGTTACTGCATCTTCTTGTTGTGTTTGAATAAAAATAATAGTGGCTGCAACGATCATTGCAATTGCTGCAATTGCAGATTCCATATCCATGCCAATTGACGCAGTACCTGTGCCTCCAAGGATAGCATCAAACAACAATTTAATTTCATTGTTGTTGCCCAAATCGCTACTGAGCACCAGGCGCTCAATGTCCATGCGATTAGATTTGATTGTTGGCGCAACTTGTGCAATATCAACATTCATACGATCCGCAGCGGCAACTTTCTCCCCAGCTGCCAATGCTTGTTGATATACCATTTTAACTGGCAACGGCACTGTACCGTCATTGATTTGGTCTAACTGATTGCCTACTCGTTGCATAACACGTGGTCTTGCTGTGTTTGTAATAGCATCTGCAAACTTACGCAAGGCAGCATTGCTACCACGTAACGCACGAATAATACCAGTGGGGCCATCGCCCCCGGCCATACTGCTTACTTTAGAAACTAAATTGTCTAAAAATCCCTCGTCTAATTGACGTTGTAGGTCATTAACTTTCATTGGCCGTTTTCCTTAATTGAGCGCACTCCACGAGCAAATTTAGCAGGGTCGCCGTTTTTAATGGCCAGCTGTAATCGACGCACTAGTTCTTCGGCTTGGTGCGGTGGATAGTTAGTTTGTATAATTTCAACTAGATTAATTACACGGGCAATGGCCTGTGTTGCTAGTCCCTCAACAAGCAAATGCTTGTCTTGTTGTGGTACTAAGCCTGTAATTTCTTCTAGGATGCTACGAGTTTGTTTACGCATGATTAATATATTTAGCTAAATAAATTTAATAGGAGACACTGAAAATGCAACTTTCGCCCAGCGCCCAAGATCTAAGAAACTTGGCCAACCGTTTACAACAATTAAGCGAGTACGATACAAGTACCGATACACACGAACCTGACCACGAAATCACAGACAGCGAGCTAAGTCGCTTAAAAATTGCACTGCGCCCACTTGTAAGCGACGATTTACAAAGCCGTTTTATGCAAGTATTGAACAAAATGGTAAGCGGGCAGCCAGTAACCTTTGCAGAATCACAGCTTATTACTTCTGCATTTATTAGCATGGCAGATATCATTGCATCAGACACTTCGTTAATTTCAAGATTAAG